CGCCGCCATGCCGGCCGCGCGCTACCTCGGCACGCCGGTGCTGGAAGATCGCCCCGAGTGGAGCGACAACCCGACCATGCAATACGGCCGCGATGTGGAGCTGATCGACGGCAACACCGGTGGCGTGCTGGTCGACGATATCAGCGGCAAGCCTTGGCCGGTCCAATCGCATCGCTGGCAAGTCTACGGCCGCGTGGCGCATGACACGCTGCGCCAGCTGCTGTACGCGCTCGCCGGCAAAGTCGGCCGTGTGTGGTTGCCCACCTGGCAGGATGACCTGTACCTGGCCGCCGATGCCGCCGGCAACACCATGGACGTGACGAATAGCGGCTACACCGCGTACCTCTATGGTCAGAACGGCCGCCGTGATATTCGCGTGCAACTGGCTGATGGCTCCGTGCTTTACCGGCGCATCACCGCCTCGGCCGAGATCGACATCGACACCGAGCGCCTGCAGCTCGATAGCGCGTGGCCCTCAACCATCGCCAAGGGCAACGTAGTCAGCATCAGCTTCATGGCGTTGTGCCGGCTCGACACCGATGCGGTGGAGATCCAGCACTGGACCGATTCCGTGGGTACCGCGGCGTGCGCCGTGACGTTTGCGCAGGTGACCGGCAATGGCTGAGGTGGAGATTTATACCTTTGCCTGCGGGCTGCAGATGTGGCGCTACACCGACGCGCTGCTGCCGGTGTCCTATCTGGGCAACACCTACGCGGCAGCGGTGATCAAGCGCGGCGCGATCGAGCAAAGCACGGATCTGGAAAAGGCTACGCTCACCATCACCGTGCCGGTGACGTTGGGGCTGATGGATCTCTTCCGACCAGCACCACCCTTGCGCCGCATCTACGTCACCGTGCAGCGCCTTACGCGCGGCGATACCACGGCTCGCACGTTGTGGAGCGGCACGGTGGGTTCGCCCGATTCCGGCCAGCACACGGCGACCCTCACGTGCATGAGTCGAGCCGCTGTTCAACAAAACACCGGTCTGCGACGCAAGTGGACCAAGACCTGCGGGTTCGCGCTATACAGCCCCGCACCCATGTGTGCGGTCGATCGCACCGCCTATCGCGTCGACGGCACGCTGAGCTATGCCAGCGCTAACGTGATCAAGTCGGGAATGTTCGCGATCAAGCCAGACGGCTATTTCGCCGGCGGCTTCATCGAGTGGACGCGCAACGGCGACGAAGCCTGGCGCTTTGTTACTGCGCATGTGGGCGACACGCTGGCTCTACTGACTGCCGCACCCTTGCTGGTGGGCGATGTGCTGCAAGCGTACCCGGGCTGCGATCACTCCACGGGCGCGAATGGCTGCGGCCGGTTCAACAACATCAGCAACTACGGTGGCCAACCTTACATCCCGTCAAAAAACCCGTTCGGCGCGAACAACATTTTCTGAGGTCGAGATGCCGTTTCTTATTTATATGATCATCATGCTGGTGGTGGCTGTGGCGGTCTATGCCAGCATGCCCAAGCCGCCAAGTACCCAGCCGCAGTCGCTGACCGATGGCGGCGTGCCGCTGGCTTCGGACGGCCGCGATATGTGCGTGGTGTTCGGCGAGGTCTGGATCGACGACAACAACGTCTGCAACTACGGCGGGCTCTACACCGTGGCCATCAAGTCCAGCGGAGGCGGCAAGTGAGCGCGCCCATCGTGGTGACCATGCAGCACGTGCGTGCGGCCGCGATGCCGGGCGTCGGGGTGCTGTGCGCCTCCGGCGTGCGCGCGTGGTTCGCGCTGCACGGTCTGGACTATCGCGCGTTCCTGCACGATGGCCTGCCGCTGGAAACGCTCGAGGCTACTGGCGATGCCTTTGCCTTGCGCGCCTGTGCGGTCGCACGGGCCGAAGAGAGCGAGATGACCGATGGGCGGTAAGAGCAGCGACGCCACCATCGGTTACTGGTACGGCGGCACATTCCATATGGGGCTGAGCCACGGTCCGCTGGACGAGATTCTGGAGATCCGCGGCGACGACAAAATCATGTTTCCGCTAATCGGGCAGAAAAGTATCGTCGTGAGCGGCACGGTGGCCATTAACGCGCGCAACCTTTACGGCGGCGAAAAGCAGGAAGGAGGCGTGCAGGGCACGCTCACCGTGCTGATGGGCGAGGCGACGCAGGTACCCAGCGCCGCGCTGGCCAAGATCGAGCCCCTCGTGCGCCCGGCGTATCGCAACATCTGCACCGTGGCCTTTATTGGCCTGGTCGGTGCGATGAGCCCTTATGTCAAGGCGTGGCGCTTCCGCGTGCGCCGTCACTTACAGGGGTGGAATACACCGGTCTGGCACCCGGAGCTGTGCAAGGTCGGCCGTGGCATGAACCCGGCGCACATCATCTATCAGGTACTCACTGATCCGGTGTGGAGCGCATCCGAAGATGCCGGGCAGGGCCTCGACGACACCAGCTTTCTGACAGCCGCGCAGACGCTCTACAACGAGGGCATGGGGCTTTGCCTCAAGTGGTCATCGGCGGACGCGGTGGGCGATTTCATCAACGTCGTGCTCAACCATATCGGCGCGCTGCGCACCATCGACCCGACCACGAACCGCGCCGGCATTCGGTTGCTGCGCGCGGATTACAACGTGGCCACGTTGGCGGCCAACCCCGACACCGTGCTCGATGAAAACGATATTATCGAGATGACCAGCTTTCAAGTGCCAGTCCTTGATCAGTCGGTGAATCAGGTCACCGTGACGTATCGCGACGTCGACACCAACGAAGATGCGGCGGTGGTGTACCAGAACCTCGCCAACATTCAGGCGCAGGGCAAGGTGGTGGACCAGTCGACCGCGTACCCAGGCGCGTGGGGTGCGGCGCTCGCCAGCCGCCTGGCGGCACGTGACTGCCACACGCTCAGTGCGTTGCTGGCCAAGGGCGAATGCAAGGTCAAGAGTACGCGCTGGAAAATTAAGGTGGGCGACGTGCTGCTGCTCAGCTGGGCACGCGAGAAAGTGGTGCAGATGCCGATCCGCGTGCTCAAGGTCAACTATGGCGACAGCACCGCGCGCAGCATCACGATCAGCTGGGCACAGGATGAGTTTGCGCTACCGTCCACCTCGTACCTCACGCCCAGCGGCTCGCTGTGGACAGCGCCAGACCGCACGCCGCAGGCCATCACCACGTCGCAGGCGGTGGAGATGACGTACCGCGACCTGGCTCGCACGATGGACCCGGCTAACCTGCAGACGCTCACGTCCGACGCCGGCTACCTCACGGCGCTGGCTGTGCGCCCGCCCGGCGTCAATTACAACTATCACCTGTTCACTCGGCTGGGTACGGCGGCGTACGCCGATCGCGGCGGCGGCGACTTCATCACCACCGGTACGCTGGGGGCGGCGATCGGGCCCACCGATACCACGGCCGCGCTGTCCGCATTCGATGACCTCTCGGCGGTACAGGTGGGCAGCGCGGCGCTGCTGGATGCAGAAGTCGTGCGTATCGACGGCATCAACACCGTGACTGGCAGTGTCACGCTGGGTCGCGGTTGTGTTGATACCGTACCAGCGCCGCACGCGCTTGGTGCGCGGTTGTGGTTCTATCAAGGCCATGTCGGCACCGACAGCACGCAATACGTAGTCGGCGAAAGCGTCAACGCCAAGCTGTTGACCGTTTCCGGCGCAGGCATGCTCGATCCATCCGCAGCGGCCACGCTCAGCCTGCCGATGAAACAGCGCCAGGCGCGGCCCTACCCGCCGGGCAATCTCAGGGTGGCGGGTAATCGCTATCCGGCGACGGTCGTCGGCAGCTTGGCGCTGGCATGGTCGCATCGCTCGCGCGTGCTGCAAGCCGATCAGATGGTGGACACCCTGCAAGTCGATATCGGCCCGGAATCGGGCACCACCTACACAGTGCGCGTGTATCTCAACAACGCGCTCGACAGTACGACCACCGGTGTCACTGCCAACGCGCTCACGCCCGTGGTAAGTGGCGATGGTCCGGTGCGTGTGGAAATCGACGCTGTGCGTGCCGGGCTGACCGGCTGGCAGACGCTTACGGCATCATTCACTTACTCACGCAGTTAGACGTGTGCCGCCTGTCCGGTAAAGGTGGCACAGCGAGCCCGGCATGCTGGCCGCATGCCAAACCAACAGTCAAACTCTGCGACCGGCTCCGCGATCAGTCTTGCATGGGGCGCACGCGTATCCACGGGCTTTGCCAAAACACTGATCGGCATCTGCCGTGACTTTGGTTGGGGTGTTGAGCATCCGAGCTGGCTGATGAGCTGCATGGCGTTTGAAAGCGGCGAGACGTTTAGCTCATCGGTACGCAATGCGGCAGGATCGGGCGCGGTGGGCTTGATTCAGTTTATGCCGGCAACCGCTGCCGGCCTTGGCACCACTATCGAGAACCTGCAGCTTTTGTCGGCAGAGTCACAGCTGGTTTACGTGCAGCAGTACTTTGAGCCGTATGCGCGCCGCATCAGCTCGCTGTCGGATATGTACATGGCGATCTTGCTGCCTAAGTACGTGGGCCAGTCGGGCAGCTCAGTGCTGTTCTCTGACGGTGCTGGCTACCGGCAAAACTCCGGCCTCGATGCAAACCACGACGGCAAGATCACAAAAGACGAAGCGACCGCCAAGGTGCTCGCCAAACTGCAGTGCGGATTATTGCCGGGCTTGACCGCTGCCTATGTCCTATGACCCGCCATGCGCGCGATAGGCACTGACATGGATCAGCCGCCGCTCAACTTCACCTGGTGGCAACTGGTGCTGTACCCGTTGTTTGCGTGTGTGGGCGGTGCGCTTGGCCATGTGCTGCGCACGCTCGATGCCGGCGGGCACATCTCGATGTGGCGCACGCTCCTGGAGTCGATGGCCGCGGGCTTCGTCGGCATTTTGGTGATGCTGATCTGCCAGCAGTTGCACCTCTCCCCGCAGTGGACCGGCGTGTGTGTTGGTGTGTGCGGGTGGCTGGGCGCAACGGTGAGCATCCGCATGCTTGAGCGCCTAGTTAGAGCCCGACTCGGTGTGCAACTGGAGGAGGGTGACCGCACCGCCAGCATCAGCATAAATCCGAGACCACTGCCCGCGGGCGACAAGGGGAATCCATGAAAAGCTGTTATTCCTATGCCGGTGTGGCGCTCGCGGCGATCACATTGATGACCTCGCGCGCGATCGCTGTGCGTCACTACGGCAATGGACGCTTCGAGGACGGCCGCAACGCGGTGCTTGCGGACGATGCACGCGCATCCGCCCAGCTGCTGGGGGACCGCGATGCACTCGACCACTACAGCGCCCTGGCCACCGGTGCGCTCAGCACCACGCTCGGTACGCAACTGCCAGCCATCCAAGGCCAAACCCATGACACGCTCGAAACGATCCGTACGGTCTATCGTGACCGTCCAGCTGCTGACCTGGCTTGCGCTCGCCCTGACGGGGTGCAAGCTGCTCTCAACCAAGCCGTCGAACGCGCCAACCAAGCCATCAGCGGTCAACTGTGACCGCACACCGCCGCCGGCAGTGGTGCCGTTTGTGCCGGAGCTAAAAGGAGCGGCCGACATTCCGACCAACGATGCATGGAAGGCGCAGATGATCGGTCTGTATCAGGCCGAGGTGACCATCCGACTCGGCGAGCATGCCTGCTGGAATGATCTGCGCAAGGGCGGCGTTATCCAGTAACGAAGAAGGGCGACCTGCCGTGGTCGCTCGAAGGAATGCACACGACGCCATTGCGGATTCGCTACAGCGTGGCCAACACGCACGGCACACCGGCCGAGAGCGGCGAGCTGATGATCACGAACTACGAGCCGGTGGTGTCGGGCGGCCTGTTTTAGTCAGGTCGCTTGCTGCGATGGCCAAAGTGTCGTCTCGACCGCTTCGTTCGGTCTGTTCCCGGAAATGATGCATCTTCGCTTGGCACGGCGACTTACGGCTAGCGGCCGAGGGCGGCTATTCGACGGCTTAGCGACTGTGTCCATGACGGAACGCGCTTCGGTGAGCCAACGACCGATTCCACAACCTTTGCTGGCGCGAATTTGCTATAACACGCATAGGGGGCACAGGGTTCGCGTCGGTCATCGAGCGTCCGTGTCCATGGGGCAACTTCATAAGCCAGCCACACAGAAACGGCCGCGCCTAGCGGCTTTTTCATGCGCATTACACGGAGAGACTGGGGAACATGCGAACAAGAAATCGTGGCCTCGGCAGAGCCATCGCTCTCATGGCGTTTGCCATGATCGTCAATCTCTTTTTTTCATTTCAAGCGCGTGCTGGCCATGCACCTATCGTGTTCTACAATGTTGAAAATTGGTATTCGGGAACCATACAGCAAATATGGCAGATAAGATTCGGCAGCCCCACTGACGCGTATGCCATTCCATGGGATGCAAATAATCCGAAATGTGCCAATGGCGAAATGGCGTGGCGCATGGGCACCGTTTATCCCTGGACGTCCGACGGGCACAACTATCAAACAAGCTATACCTACTACACTCCAAGTAACTGCGCTTACGTAGGCAGCCAGCCCGTTTATCCGAGCAACGCCATCGGATGGGCCTTCTGCAGCCCGAGTAGTTATGAAAATACGGCGGCCGGTTTTACCGGTGGTCGATGCCCGGCGATCAGCCCTGATCCTGAAAAAAATCGCGGTCCTCCTCGCTATCCTGCTCAGAGCAAATCTGACCCGGTCAATCCAGCGACCGGAAATAAGTTTAGTTTACTGACCGTATTCCGAGGTACCGGAGGATTTCCCCTCGATTTTTCGATTGCGTACAACAGCCAATCCGGCAATAGCGAGTCCCAGCTTCAAAATGAACTTGTGCTTGGACAGCAAGTGGTTCATAGCTATTTGAGAACGGTCCGAATCCAAAGCAACGCTTCCTTGACCTCGGCATACGTTTTGAGGCCCGATGGAAAAGTGTTTGGCTTCGATCAGAGCGGGACCAGTTGGGTCGGCGATGCAGACGTCAGTGACACGCTTGTCGCCAGTTATGGGAGCGGCGGAGCCATTACCGGGTGGACCTACACCACGCAAAACGGGAGCCAGGAGAACTACAGTGCATCGGGCCAGCTGACATCACTGGTCCAGCGGGGTGGCTTGATGCAGACCCTGGCTTACAACGCGAATGGACAACTGGGATCCGTGACCGATCCGCAAGGCCGTAGCCTGACCTTCGCCTACGATACGAGCGGCCGTATCCAGCAGATGACGGCTCCCGATGGTCAAGTGTATGGCTTTTCCTACGATGCCAATGACAACCTGCAGGTCATCACGTACCCCGATACCTACACGCTGCAATGGCTTCACGAAAATAGTACGGGCGTCAATGACCTGACCGGTGTCATCGATGAGAACAATGTCCGTACGGACACCACCCAGTACAACAGTCCGAACAGTACGAATCAGGTGACGCTCAATGAGGGCGCCGGCGGTATCAACGCGACCACCTTCAGCTATGCCAACCCCGGCAATGGAACCGTGACGGAAACCGTGACGAATCCCCTTGGTATGGTGGAAACGACCACCACGCAGTACCTGTTTGGCATCGCCCTTCCGGCGAAGATCACGCAGGCGTGCACAGGGTGTACGAGTTCGTCGCGGCAGTACACCTACGATTCGGGGGGCTATACCGCGTCCTTCACCGACTTCAACGGCAATCAAACACTCACCCAATACAACGACACGACCGGACTACTGGATCAAGTCATCGAAGCCTCCGGCACGAGCCAGCAACGGACCACTACGGTCACGTGGAATGCCGCGTTTCGTGTGCCACTAACGCGCCAGATCCAGAATGCCCAAGGCACTATCGTGGCGGAGGCGGCGTGGGTCTATAACGCGCTTGGTGCGTTAAGCGCGCGCTGCGACATCGACCCCA